GCGCACCTGGCCGAGCCGCTGGGCGGGAAGGCGGACGGGCAAGTCCCGCTGGGCGGCCTGGGCGGATACAGCGATGAAGGCGGGCCGCTGGCAGGCACGCTTGCGACGATCGACCAGCTCTATCCACTGGCCTGCGACGCAGGGGGCGATCGCCTGACCTTCCTGCCGGGAGACGCCTTGCCCCCCGACACTCCGCTGTTACCCGAGGCGGCGGTGGACGTGGCCGAAGGCAATTTCGGCGGGCTTGCCGGGCGCACGCGGCGGCGGCGACCGGACGCAGGCCAGGTGCCCGAGACCTTGCGCTATTACGACGTGGCGCGCGACTATCAGGCCGGGCAGCAGCGGGCGGATGGCCGGGCACGGCCGGGGCAGGCGCGGGCGATCGAATTTCCCGGCGCGCTTTCGGCCGGAACCGCCCGATCGCTGATCAATGCCGCCGCCGAACGCGCCGGTGCGGCGTGCGACAGTCTCTTCTGGCGCACGGCGGAACCCCGCGCGCCGCCGCTTCCTCCACCCCTGCATCTATTCGCCGCCAATAAGGGTCGGCATCGCCGGCATTCAGCACGAAGCCCGCCAGGTAGTCCTGCCGCGCCAGCGGATAGCCCAGGCGCTGCTGCATCATGGCATAGCCGGCGCGGCGGCGCGCTTCGGCGCCCGCCGTCAGCCAGTCGTAATCCTCCAGCTGCAAGCGGTCGTAAGCCGGCCAGGCCCAGCCCTGCGGCACGAGGGCGCGGGCCAGCTCCGGCATCGCCGGATCGAGCGCGGTCGGCGTGAACAGCAGCAGCAAAACTTCCGCCGGGCCTGAAGCCGCCGCTCTCACCGTGTCGCGTAGTGCTTCGGTCGAAGCCGCCAGCGCCGCCCCCGCTTGGTCCAGCAGCGCAAGCTGTCCCGCGTCCAGCGGCTGGCGCAAGTCGCCGATCTCTGGCGGATCGCCGCCGAACAGCACCCGCGCCGCCGCGTCGTATAGCGCGATTCTGCCGTCCGCCGTGGTCCACCACCACGGCTCGCCGATCTGGAACTGCACCGGCAGGCCGGCGGCTTCGATCAGGCGGACGATCTCGCCGGCGATCGCCCGCAGGTATTCCATCGCCTCGGCCTTGGCCGGCGAAAGCAGCGTGGATGGCGGTTCCCATCCGGTCAGCGCCGGCGATCCATCGGCGAAGCGCTGCTGCCAGGCGGCGGGGCAATGCTCGGCGAACAACTCATAGGATAGCGAGGCGATCGGGCGGTAGCCCTGCGCCGCGCACAGCGCGAAGTAATCCGCGTGCCACCGCTCGGCCGGTCCGCACAGTCGCGCCGGCTCGGCCACCAGCAGGCTCCCATCCGCCTGCCGGGCGAGCCGGTAATAATGGCTCATGCCCAGATAGTGGATCAGCGCGCCGCGATAGCCCAGCGCGCGGATATTCCGCAGCAGCCGCGCGGGCGTCTGGTTGTAGCTGTCGTCATAGGCCGTCGCCATGTGCAGATCATGCGGCGGTACCAGCACGTCGCCGATCTCCAGCATGGCGTTCTCGCCCGAACAGGTGATCCCGCTCAATTCCACCCAGCCGTCCGCGCGCGCCGGCAACAGCGCCTCGCTCGCCGGATCGTATTCCGGCGGCGCGATCGAGATGAACATCCGGTCGATGTCCGCCGGATAGACCGGGTCGTCCGCCTCCCAGCCGCCCTTCAATGCCGAGAAGGGCAGCGTCACTCGCGCGTCGTCGGGCAAGCCTTGGGCATAGTTCCACAGCCGCACGAACCAGCTGCGCGGCGCGCCTGCCGCGTCGCGGCCTTCGATCGTCAGCGTCGGCCCATGCACCGCGTCCAGCGTCAGCACGCCGCCAGAGCGCCAGTGGAAGCTCAGCGTCGTGCGCGCATAATCGCGCCGCGTTTCATAGGCGAGCAGCGGATGGTCCAGCCGATCCTCGCTGGCCCAGATCAACCCGACCAGCGCGTTCGCGTGGTGGAACTCCAGTTCCACCCGCAGCGCATCCGCGCCAGTCGTCACCACGCAGGCCATCGCCGGGCGCGGAAAGTCCACTGTCCAGAACCGCGGATCGAACCGCTGGATATAGTCAAAGTCCTGCCCGTCACGCTCGCGGGCCAGCCAGAAAGGCATCGTCGGTCTCCCCGATGTGATTGAGGTGCTCGCAGAGGCGCGGAGGCGCAGAGAGGCCGATACTCGCGGCGAAGCCGCCTTATTTCCTCAAGCTTCACGCTGCCGCAAACGTAGAATTGAAAGCGGCGTCGCCGCAGGCACAACCTCTCTGCGCCTCCGCGCCTCTGCGAGCGCCTAGAACTCCCGCAAGGCCCGGCGTACCGAACTGGCTACCTGCCGCGCGGATCGCCGCAGCGCCACGGGCGCGTCGGCCCCTCGCGGCTGCGCGACCTGGATCGAAACCCGCACCTCCCGCGCCGGGGCCGCCGCCGCCGGTTCGATCCGCCCTGCCGAAGTCGGCACGAACAGCTCCGGCCCGCGCTCGCCCACGCGATAGGCCGCGCCCGGCGAAACCGGCCCGCCGGTCGCGCGGCCGGGCAGGCCGAGCAGAGCCCCCGCCACGCCGCTCAGCAGCGAGCCCAACCCGCTCGCTTTCGCCGGTCCGGCCAGCAAGCTGCCGATCCCGCTTTGCACGGCCTGCGCCGCGATCCGGTCCATGGTGGCCAGCGCCACGCGTTTCAGGTCCTCGAACCCCAGGCTGCCTCGCCGGATGGCCGAAAGCAGCCCGCGTTCGAGCACGCTGCCGGCGGCGGCGAACCCGGTCACCAGCGTCGAATCGAGCGTCGCCCGCATCGTCTCGACATCGCGTTTGAACCCCGTCGTGCTGGCCCGCACGTCCACCAGCAGGGTCTCGATTTCGTCATCCATCGCGCTCGCGCTCCATCAGGGCGATCATATCCGCCCGGCTCAGCGGCGCGCCGCTGGGTTCATCGGCGGACAGGATCGCTGCCAGCTCGGCCGGCGTGCAGTTCCAGAAGTCGTCCGGCCGCCAGCCCAGCAGCCGGAGCATGAGGCCGGCAAGCCGGCGCGCCGCATCGGCGAAGGTGGCCCCGCTCATCCCCCGCTTGCCGCTTGGCCCTGCAGGATCTGGCCCAGCAGGCAGCGCAGCGGCGCGGCGCACTGGGCCAGGCCAAGGCCCAGCACCGCCTCGCCCACCTCGTCGCGGGTCAGGGCTTCCGGCTGGGCCAGGCAATGCCAGAACAGCGCGGCCACCTCGGAAAGTCGCAGGCGTCCCTCGCTGGCCCGCTCGATCAGCGCATAGAGCGAGCCGAGTTCCTGCTCGGCCGCCACCAAGGCCGAAAAGCTCGGCCGCAGGACGTATTCGCGCCCGGCGGCATGAAGCGACGCCTCGCCGCGCGCGGGGTTCATGCCGGCACCACCGGGCCGGAGCTTTCGAGCTGCAGCGTATAATTCCGCTCGCCGTTGAAATCGCCGGCATAGTCCAGCCGCTGCACCAGGAACGCGCCGCGCAGCCTCTCGCCGTCCTCGAACGACAACTCGTAATCCGCGATCGTCCCGGTGAGCGCATGGCTGCGCACCGCCGCCTCGGCCGCGCTGCCCAGGAAGATCCCTGCCGCGCTTACGGAAACCGACCGCGTACCCGCGCCCGACAGCAGCTCGCGCCAGCCGCCCGATTCCTTGTGCGTCACCACCACGGCATCGCCATTGATCGACATCTGCGTGGTCCTGAGCCCGGCCACGGTCTGGTAAACGGGCGGCAGCGCGCCGTCCCCGATCTTGAGCAGGAAGGTAGAGCCTTTCTGGGCTGTCATCGTGTGTCTCCTGTTGGGGGAATTTTCAGTTCACGCGGAGGCGCGGCGCGTGAGGATCTCTTTTCTCTTTCTTCTTCTCTGCGTCTCCGCGCCTCCGCGTGAAAAATCTAAGGCACCTCGCTCGCCAGCACCCGAAACCGATACTCGATCAGCACCGCTCTCACGTTGCCCGGCCGCTGCTCCGCTCGCGCGCGCAGGAACACGATGTTCACCACATCGAACCCCGCTTGCGCTCTCGGCATGGCCTCCACGCGGGTCTCGATCGCCCGCGCCGTCGCCGCCATCGTGCCCGGATCATCGCCTCGCCCATGCAGCTCCAGCGCCAGGCGGATCTCGCGCCCGGCGCGGTCCTTGGTGCTCCAGTCGGCGCTCGCGCTGGCGGCAATGCCCAGCCACGGCGGCGCGGTGCGCGAAGGCGCCTCCTCGGTCACCGCGTTGAGTTGGCTCATCAGCTCGGCATCGACTGCCAGCCAGGCGATCAGCGCCGCGCGCAGTTCGGTTTCCATTGTCACGGTTCCTTCCCGAACAGCGGCCACAGCAAGGCGGCCCTGCGCCAGCGGCGCGCTCCCTGTGATCGCGCCGCGATCCTTGCTTCGGCGATCCGCCTCGCCCTGTCCGCCAGGCGCGCGGCGAATTGCGCCTTTCCATTCGGCCCAGCCGAGGTTTGGCGGAGGATCATGCCACCCGCACCCGTCGCCAGGGCCGCCACAGCGCGGCGATCGCCGCCGGCGGCATGGCTCGTGCGCCGTCGGCGTCGCGCTGGCGATAATGATGCGCGACCAGCCTCAGCACCCCGTGGCGCAGGCCCTCGGGCAGGTCGGTCCAGTCAGCCGCCATGCCTGCCGTGAAGCGCACCATGATGCGCTCCGCCGCGTCTCGCCGCACCACGCGCACCAGTGCGCCGCCATCGGCATCCAGCTCGATGGCATAGGTATCCGCCGCCAGCGCGAACCGCGTTCCCTCGGCGGAAACGCCTTCCACGCCGCTCACTACCCGCACCGGGCGCGTCGCCAGCGTCTGCCACGTGCTCGAAGCCGGCAACATTTCTTCGCACTCGGCGGCCAGCGGCATGGACCCGATGAAGCCCTCGCATGTCTCCAGCGCCGTGCGCAGCAACGCCGTCAGCGCCGCGTCCTCGCGCGTGCTGGTGATGGCAAGCCACTCCTTGAGCTGGTCCAGAGCCGCCTCCGCCAGCACGGCGGGCACGATCAGGGCGCGTTTCATGCGCTTCTCCTTTGTTGAACAAGGCTTTCCCGACAGAGGGGGAGGGGCTCCCCGCAAGCATCGCGCCTGCGCAAAGCCCCCGACACCCGCCCGGCCTTACGCCTCCACCTTCAGCAGCTTGATCGCCGCGCTATCCAGCACCTGGCCGCCCACCCGCTTGGTGGCGTAGAAATGCACGAAGGGCTTGTTGGTGAACGGATCGCGCAGGATCGCCGTCGCGCTGCGTTCGGCGATCAGGTAGCCGGCGCGGAAGTTGCCGAACGCGATCGGGCATGCGCCCGCGGCCACGTCGGGCATGTCCTCGGCTTCGACCAGCGGATAGCCCAGCAGGCGGTCGGGCTGGCCATCCACAAGGCCGGGCTGCCACAGGAACGCGCCGTCGTTGGTCTTCAGCTTGCGCACCTCGGCCAGCGTGGCCGAATTCATCACCCAGCTGGCGCCTTGCCGGTAACCGGCCTTCAGCGAATGGACCAGGTCGATCAGGACCAGCTCGATCGTGTCACCCAGGCCTGCCGCCTCGCCGGTTCCGATGTATTGCAGCGTCCCGAACGGGCGCGCCGCGTCCAGGGCGGCCGAATTCGGCGCCGCCAGGAAGCCCTTGGGCCGATTGGTGCCGTTGCCGTTCACGAAGGCCGCCCCTTCCGCGCGGGCGAACTCGATCGCGATCTCGTTGGCCAGCCAGGCTTCCAGATCGAACGATGCATCGTCCAGCATCGCCTGGCTCGCCGCCGGATTGGCGTAAAGCTCGCCGCTGGGCGGGGCGATCTCGGCGAAAGCCGGCGTGTCGGTCTCCGTCCGCGTGGCGGTCTCGCTCACCCAGCCGCTCGCCGTGCCGCCCAGCGTCACCAGCTTGCGATAGCCGGCGCTTCCTACCTGCACCACCTGGGCGATCTGTCGGATCGGGCTCACCGCGGTCATCTGGCGCGCGATCGCCGCGTCGATCTCGCGCGGCACGGCATAGCCGCCGTCCGCCGGCACGCCCTGGATGGACTTCACCTCGGTCTCGCGGCCATGCCGCAGATAGCCATCGACGAAGCCCTTCACCTCCAGGCTTTGTTCACCGCTCGCAATCGGCGCCTTGCTGGCCCGGCCCAGCCGGTCGAGCCGGCCCTTCATCTCGTCCACTTCGCCGCGCAGCGTCGCGATCGCCTGCTCGGTTTCGTCCTGCCGCGCCACCACGTCGAACGACGCCTCCAGCACACCGGTCTCGTTCTCGATATCCATCAAAGCCACCTTTCCTTCAGGCACAAAAAAGCCGCCCGAAGGCGGCCACGCAAAACCTCGATCTGATGCGCGATTTCGGTCGCTTAGCGACCGCAAGGCCGAATGGCCGCCCGCAGCGCCGTTAGGCGCGAGGAAAGCCAAGGCCGCGGATGCGGCAGCCGGCGCTTGAGGCTAACAAACAAAATGCACCCGAGCGCCCCATTGCATGGGATGGGTCACCAGACTGATCTCGAACAGGTCGATCTCGTTCAGCACGCGCCCGGTTTCCGTCCGCCGGCCTTCCCGCACGCGATAGCCGAAGCTCAGCCCGCTTACCGTCCGCGCCCGCAGAGCCGCCGCCGCCCGGCTCGCCGCCCGCTCGATCCGTGCGATCACGCGCAGGCCCCGCGCGTCCTCGGCGATCCGCTCCACGGTGCCGATCCGCGCCGCCACCCGGTGTTCCCAATAGAGCGGCAGCGGCGATGTCCGCCCGGCCAGCGTCCGCGCGAAAGCGCCCGGTCGGATCGTGTCGCGCGCCTTGTCCGTCACGTCGAACAGGGCGGCATAGCCAGCCAGGCGGATAACCCGGGCGCGCGTCACTTCAGCATCTCTGGAAATCCCAGCCGGCCCCACAGCCCCAGCCGCACGGCCAGCCCGATCAGCAGCGCCGCGAACAGGGCGCGCACGATCCACTCCACCGCCGCCTTCCACGCGCTGGCCTTGGCCGCGCGCCAGGCGGCCAGCAGCTCGCGCAATTCGTCGATATCCTTCTCGGCGCCTTCGTCGGCCAGGCCGATACGGCCCAGCACGCGCCCTGCGCCCAGCTCGCTGGCTTCCTCCACCATGGCGCGCAGCGTCACCAGGTCGGCGCCTTCGTGGGCCGCCTGCGCAGTCAGCCGGGTCAGCATGTCTTCGCGGTTCATGCTCTGCTCCTTTGCGGGCATCCGATCAGCGCGCGCTTCTCGTCCTGGTCCAGGAAATCGGCCGCGCTGACTTGCGCCCACAGCCGCTCGCGGTCTTCCGCCAGCGCCGGCACCCGATCGAGATCGACCTCCAGCGTCAGCTTGGGAAACCACGGGTGAAGCCCCTCGGAAAGTCCGCCCAGGATCTTGCCCGTGAGCGGCAGCAGCGTCAGCCGCCACAGCGCGCGGTTGGCTTCGCGGTAGTTGGCGTAAGTGTTGTCGCCCGGCAGCCCCAGCAGCATCGGCGGCACGCCGAAGGCCAGCGCGATGTCCCGCGCGGCCGCCGCTTTCAGCTCGGCGAAATCCATGTCCGCCGGGCTCAGCGACAGGCTCTGCCACTTGAGCCCGCCTTCCAGCACCAGTGGCCGCCCGGCATTGCCATTGCCGGCGAAGGCGGCCGTCAGTTCCGCCTTCAAGCGGTCGAACTGATCGGGCGTCAGCGTATTGCCGTCCCCGGCTTCCATCGTCAGCGCCCCGCTGGGCCGGGCCGCGTTCTCCAGCAAGGCGCGGTTCCACGCCGAAGCGGCATTGTGGATCGCCACGGCCTGGCTGGCGGCGATCAGACATCCCGCGCCATAATGATCGTCGGCCGGATGGAACGCCTTCAGGTGAATCACCGCCGGCCACCCGTCGTTGTCCTCGGCTGGCAGGGTCAGCACCTGCTCGCCGACGGCATAGCGATAGGCCTCCGGCCACCCGTCCGCGCCCGCCACCACCGAAACCCGCTCCGGCCTCAGCGCGAACAGCTCCGCCGGTCGTCCTGCGCCGTCGCGCACCACCTGCACATAGCCGTTGCCATGCAGCAGCAGATGCGCCGCCAGCGTTTCCAGCAGGCTCTGCCCCGCGCTCGTCATGCCGATCAGCCTGAGCGCTTCGGCGTCGGACGCGGCCAGCGGCGCCCCGCCGATGCCTTCGGCCACGATCCGCACCGCCCGCTGCGCCACCGGATTATCGAGAAACGCCCGCCGCACCGCGCCGCGATACTCGAACGGCGCCGGCTCCAGCGCGAAGCTCCACGGCGAAACGAACGACCGCGCCAAAGGCACGCGGGATCGGCCCCCGCCCTTGAAGGCGGAAGCGAGAGTTGAGAGGAAGGACATGGAAGGTTCCCTTTGTTTTGAGTGGACGCAGAAATCCCTGCGCCTCACGCCCCTGCGGACGAAATGCAGGGGTCACGCCGCGCGGACACGGCAAGGCCGGCCAGCGGCAGCTAACCTACCACCCGCACTCTCGGCTCGCTCCCGCGCCCCAGCATCAGCTCGCTCAGCGCCCACACCAGCGCGTCGGCCCGGTCGGGCGATCGGCCCGGGCCTTCATAGCCGCCCGCCGCCATCACCCCGCA